CTGGATGAACAAAGAAGCTAAGACGGATAGAGGTGCATAATGTTACAGGCATTGATAGGCCCATTAGGTAATCTTGCTTCTTCTTGGCTTCAAGGAAAAGCAGATGCAGCAAGCGCAGCAGCTAATCTAAAGTTAGTTGAGGCTGAGGCGAAAGCTACCATTATGAAGTCGGCGGCTACATCCGAAGCTGATTGGGAACGCATCATGGCACAGGGTTCTCAGAACTCTTGGAAGGATGAGTGGCTAACAATACTGTTTAGTGTGCCATTGATCTTATGTTTTTTGCCATTTTCATGGGCAGAAGAAGCTGTGCAAAATGGTTTTGCTGCATTGGAATCTATGCCTGATTGGTATCAGTACACGTTAGGTGTTATTGTAGCTGCATCATTTGGTGTTCGATCAGCAACTAAATTCTTTGGAGGAAAGAAATGAGTTTTAATTTAAGCAAGCGTAGTCTTGGTAAGCTAGAGGGTGTTCGCCCTGATTTAGTTGAGACTGTAAAGTTAGCTATTAAACTAACGCGCGTTGACTTTGGTGTAACTTGCGGGCTGCGCACAGTTGAAGAGCAAAAGAAACTTGTTGCCTCTGGTCGTTCCCAAACTATGAACAGTAAACATATTCCACAGTCAGATGAATACTCTCACGCTGTCGATGTATTAGCTTATATTGATGGTGATGTTTGTTGGGAGTTGAATGTCTATGACGAGATATGTGATGCGATGGCAGCGGCTGCCAAAGAAACTGGCGCGTCAATTAAGTGGGGTGCGGCGTGGAGCGAGGGCGACATACGCGCGTATAAAAGCACGGCTGAACATGCTATGAATTGTTACATTGATCTTCGTCGATCTGAGGGCAGACGTCCGTTTCTTGATGGGCCTCACTTTGAGTTGATGGCCTAAGCTTAGGTCGCAAAGACTTAGATAATATACCAGTATCTTTACAAAACAAATCGGCTGGCAAAGCATCCGATAGTTCTTCACTGGCACGAATAACTTGCTGACACTTGGCACTACTATCGAGTAGTATATTGGATTCCATTGGATAGCCATTTAGCACATAAACTATTGTAAATATAAAGTAATTTTCCATTGTTCTCTCTCTTTTTTTTGATAGATTGTCGCAGTGGGCAGTGGCGTCCAAGCCAGCAGCTATAGTCCGACCATTCACATAGCACTGCCCACACGATTACCCATCATTGTGCTGTGGAAGTTTCCACTTTTTTATTTCAGACATTACAACATTGTCTGTAACGCCAAGGACGTATGCTATGTCATCTATTCTTACCTGAATAATTAGCATACGGTTAATCATCTTTGCCATCTTTGGCGCGCGGTAAGGCCACTTACGAGTGTCAGTCTTTTTGGGCAATGCCTTTGGTGTCACTGGCTCTTTGCTTCTTTTGATGCCACACGTTTTTTCTTTTATTAATTGCTTTTTGAATCCTTCTTGCTCTCGCTTCATTTGCCACATTGCGGCAAGCTCTTGCTCACTTGGTGGTCTGCCGTACATCTTTGTAAAAGATTCTGTAATATTTACCATGCGTCGTTCCTTTTAGAAAAAAAGGCCAGCCCGAAGGCTGGCAGTTTAGTGGGAAGCAGTGAGGCTATAAAGGCTATGTCAAGCAGTGTAACTTCCCACGGAGAACATCTCTATTTAAAAGGGAATGTCATCATCTTTCAAGCTTTGTGATGCTGCTTTACCTTGTGGCTCTGAGATATTGAATGACATGTATGGCTTACCATCTTTCATTCTGCGCCATCCCGCAAGTCTACGGTTGGGGTGTGGGTCAGTCCACGGCTGCTGTTTGTCTTGCATGTTATACATATTGCCAGTGTAATCAGGCGCACCTTCTTTGCCACCTTCTTGTTTAAACATTACACCAACTTTTTCGTAGACCTCCATGATCTCACGACCACCTTTGGTTTCACGACGAACAATTGCATAGCGTCCTTCTCTGCCCTCAACATTCATCTTGCCTTGCAAGATCATCTTCATGTCTTCAAAGGGTGGGAATGCCACGCCATCATTTGTGTTGTCATATTCTGCCATGCTTCTGGCTCCTTTAGCTAAAGTTAAGTGGGTGGTACTTGGGGACACCGCCACCCATCAGTGTTAAAAAACGGAGTTTGTAAGCTGTAAAGGACTCCGTATCCCCAAGAATTACCAATCGCCTCCGCTGCTCTGCGCTTGGCTTTTTGGGGGGCCGCTTGAGCGCGAGGCTGCATTGCCATCATCATCCTCAGCTGGAAGATTAAGTAAAGACATAATGCCATACCGACGAGCGTAGGTAATGGCACTACCCAATCCCTGCATGTCATTCTTGCCGAGTACAAGTGGCACATGAGAAACCATCTCCCAAGTGGGATCATCCTCATGCATAAGGATAGTATCTACAAACGAGCCATGCTCATTGGTGGATACTTGTTGGCTAAGAAAGAAACCGTGATTAGCCAATGGCTGTGTCACTGCTTCAATGCAACCTTCGAGCGTTACATAACGACTGCGAAAGTGTGGGTTAGTGCCAGTCTTAGCTGGCGGTTGTATATCTTTACGCGCCTTGATTAATAGGCTTACTATATTTTTAGACATTGGTGTTCTCCTAGTTACGTTTGGTTATGCGCAAGGCTCCGCGTTTATCACGCTTGATTGTTATGTAGTCGCAGTACACCTCACGCTCATTATCTGCGACCATAGCTTTTAACTGTTTCTTGGCATTCTCGAACGTTCTGTTGTGTTCGATACCATTAACGTAAGTAACGGCTGCGTCGACGAATTGGTTGTCGAGTGTCGCGTCACGTACGACCATGTCATCAACCTTGATTTGGTTAGTTGAGAGTGTCGGTGTGTCAATACCAATCGGCTCTTCATCGCGAACAACGTAACCCCAGAAGTCTGACACCACTGCCCACATTGAATTGAAATACTCTTCATCATATGCGACATGTGCGCTTTCCCATTTACTATTACCAAAAATTACAGAGAGGTAGGCACCTTCACAGTTTGCTAAGTGGCAATACAACTGTATCTGTGGCATGTAACGCCCGATTTGTTCGTCCATATTGGTGAAGGCATTAGTATGCTTGGCCTCAACAATGTTACGCTCTCCTCGAACGCCAGCATCTATTGTGCCTTTGACTGGTACTTCACCAACCTTGCTGATAAATTCTTTCTGATGTGCGGCAAGCACTACGTTGTGTTGCTTTTCAAACCATTGCAGGTTGAAGTCTTCAGTGAATGTACCAAGCTGCACTGGTAAATTATTAGACAGGTCTTCTGGTTCAACACGACCAGTCTTTACTTGCCATAGCTCGTACCATTCACCGTTCATAATTTTAACGCAGTCACTACCGCCTATGAAACCTTTGCGGTTCATTGTGTTCTCCTTTTTTCTTTTGATTCTACTGCATATGTGCAGTTAAGGCAAGTTATATTGTTCTCTTGCTGCCTCATGTCTGGACGTTAGATCACCAATGTGAATGTTGTACTGATGTTCTGAGTACAGTTCTTTGTACTCATCCATGTATGACTTGCGATGAGCGTCGAGAGTTTCTTCGAGGATCATTCCAAGCTTAATCATTTGCACAGCACGGCGACCCCAGAGATACTCTACACCTACAAGTTCACCACGTTTGATGCGCTCTGCGTTTACTTGCAAGCTGTCTGGTCGCCATGACTTAGCGCGTTCTTTTTGTGCTTTGCGATCTTCTTCATAGATTTTGTGTGATGGACGATTGACGCTTGCTGCCCAAACGTCATCTTCAATAGCTCTGCCAATGTGTTTACTCATAAAAATCCTCTGGCTTTTGATATTCACCTTTATTGTTTGCAACTTGCACTGCACTTTTTCTTGGGCGTGTTCTAAAGAATCCATTGTGTTCAGGAAAAGCTTCCATGAATTTTCTAGCGTACCATGCACGATGATTATTGCTTAACTTAAATGTAGACTTGCCATCTATGTCTGGCTTATCTGTTTCCCAACGAATGCGTTCAAAGATAGCATTGACTGAGTAATGCTTATAACCACGACTAATAATTTCATTAGCAAAGCGCACAAAAAGTTTTGATACTTCTGGGTGCCGCATATGAAAAGCTTCTGCTTGCTCGTTCATTTCTTCTTCACGAGTCTTCATTTGTGTCCTCCATTATGTTTTGGAATTGTTCGCCAGTCATTATGACCAGTGTTTGCGGCTTGCCTCGCCGCCGTTTGTAGAAAGCAATGTCTTTGCCTTCTAATACTTTAAAGGGGCTAGGGAAGTTGGACGTATCTCTGTACTTAACTTCGCCTACCAACTTTCGTCCGTTGATGAAGAGGTGGATGTCACCTGAATACTCGCCTCCCAAGCTTCCTGAGAGGGGGACGCGTTTCGCTTCGATCTTCGCTTTGATTTTGTTGAGCCAGTCGACAAACCACTTTTCGTGGTAAGTTCCTTTTGACTTGTTACGGTTTGCCATTTGTCCTCCTCATAGCAATGAAGACAAACAAACCAATGCTTCTCCATTGTGCGACGATGCTTGCGCTTTAGTATGGCAACAAACCATTCGGTGATGGTGCCACACGCAATGCAGTTAATCGTTTGTCTTTTTCTTTTTGACTTCGATGTCATAGTCTAGTGCCTCAAGCCAACACATTAGGAAGAAGCCAGACGGAACACGTTTGTGCTGCTCCCATTTATGAATCAGAGATTCGGTGCAGCCTATGATTTTAGCTAAGTCTGGTTGACTTAGTTTCTTTTCGTGTCTTGCTTTGACCAGCATCTTGATTAGCTGATCGTAGTTTTGAGACAGCCGAGTGTTCTTCATAGATCGCCTTGTAGATACGACAAGCTGTGTCGTAACGCATCTCTGTTGTTCCGTTGACTGACCGATAGTAAGTAGAAGTTGGAACCTCTGCTCGTGCAAATGCATCGAGCAAAGGTACGTTTAGCTCATTAGCTAATACTTGCAGTTGTGAAAAGTATGGTTTCATACTGCAT